ATAAATTACTTGACAGAAAGACAAGAAAAAAAGGTTGGAGAGGTGGAAATCTCAAATCTTCACTTGCACGAACAATAACAGCCCGCTACTCCAAGATGGGGAGTTATGATACTTATATAGTCCCAAAGGTTGCCGCCACCCTCACAGGTGGCGGACATTCAGGAGGTTTGCACTCAGACATGACTGTGGTACAGCTAAATCCGTCTAAGGAATCCAATGGCAGGCAGCCATTTCAACAAAACAGAGTATTTGATGAAAGGGGAATAAGCCCAGCGCTGACAAGGCACAATAGTAATTATGCCATTAGTAGAATGCGCCGCCTCACGGAAATCGAATGCGAACGTCTGCAAGGGTTCCCAGATAACTGGACACAATATGGCTATTATAACGGGAGAATAAGGCGTATCTCAAAAACACAACGATACAAGCTAATCGGGAACGCCGTAACTGTGGATATAGTAGAATTAATAGCCAAAAGATTAAAATTTATAGTAGATGAATTTACACCTTACACTCAAGAAAAACTGGTTTGACCTTATTCTCTCAGGAGAGAAGAAGGAGGAATATCGAGAGATCAAGCCTTACTGAGAAGTTTAGGAGAAATAATTTTTAACAAATAAGAAGAGAATGAAAATATACATATCAGGAAAGATAACAGACACGGATATTGAGCAGACATGGGAGAAGTTCCACGAGGCATGTCAGTACTTGATTGCGATGGGGCAAACTCCTGTTTCTCCTCTTGAGAATGGGCTGCCCATTGATAGCCCTTGGGAACAGCACATGCTCAGAGATATAGAACTCCTCATGGGGTGTGGGGGTATATTCCTCCTCCCTGACTGGAAGGAAAGCCGAGGAGCTCGTATCGAGCATGCTATCGCTAAGGAATTAGGATTACTGATTCTATCCATGTCATAACTAAACAATAATAGGAAGGAGGTAAAAATCATGAATAACAATCCACATCCACTAAGTAGGCAATTGGGGGAAGAGCTTTCTCAATGGCTCGTTGAGGTAGCTGAAAAGATCTCCGCAGAGAAGAATTTTCAAAAAAGGCTATCAAGATTCCCAAAAGAGATAAAAAAAGCTAAGCTCTTGGATTCAGATGATCAGGAGTTTTTAGAAGAGATTTTTGATTACATGCTGGATCTATCCTTTATTGCGAAAGAGAATAAAGAGGAGTTAGCGGATATCTATGAGGCTTACAATGGATTGTAAGCGGTTACCTGCTTAAAGCGTCCTTTCCTGAATGGGAAAGGGCGCTTATCTTTGCCTATAATCTAAAAAAAAATGAGTTACGAATTGTGTAATATAGGGGAGGATTTCACACGCGAGATCCGCCATGTGCTGCTCTTTGACGCGGCGAGCTTTACCTTTAACCAGAATCTGAGGGCGCTCACCCCCGATCCGAATGCTGCCCTTGTAAAACTCCGAGTGGCTCACCCCAGCGGCTACAGCCGTAAGATAAGCCTCAAGGAACAAAATCATAATGACTACTTCGATATGAAGGTTACTTTTCCTGTGTATGAGCTGAGCAAGGAGGTGCGGCTGAAGCTAATCTCCATGCACAAAAAGCGCAAGTATGTGGTGGCATTGGTATCGGCTCAGGAGATGCTCGTGGTGGGTAACCATAGGGAACCCTTTAGCCTTACTATAGATGACAACATCGTGGATAACGGTACGGGGAAGGATCTCTTTACCATTAGTCTAACGGGGCAAACGATCATCTTCCCTACTCTGGGGAAAATAACCGAGAAATTCCGAGTATTATTGTTCTTGCCACCAACCAATTAAGAAATGAGGGAATTAATCATTGTTGGCATTAATCATTATAAAAGCTGTCCTTTGGGGTGTGTAAGGGGTATATTACCTTTGCCGTAAATAAATACTAACCACAAATCTCTAACAACTAAAGAAATGATCCTATCAATAGAAAAAGAATACCTATTCTCCATCATTCCTGCGCTTGTAAAGGGTTTTAAGGACAATACTTTTGCGGCTTCTGAGAAGCTGGAGGAGGATTATGAGGCTAAGCTGGAGGTACAGGCGCGTAGTGGGAGTGCCAGCGGGCGGGATACTTTCCCCGTGGTAGTGGATATATACGGGGCAATCGTCAAGCATACGTCCTATGACTATATAGGTACTCAGAGCTATGGGCGCTACCTTCGGCAGTTGGACGCACACCCAAGTGTATCGGCTATCATATTAGACATAAACAGCGGCGGGGGTATGGTCTCAGGCACGGCAGAGCTTGCCCACATCATCAGGGGGATAGAAAAGCCCATCGTAGCCTATACCAATGGGTATATGTGTAGTGCGGCTTATTGGATTGCAGCAGCCTGCGATAAGGTAGTGAGCAGCCCCTTTGCCGATGCCATAGGGAGCATTGGCACCATGCTACATACGCAAGACTACTCGCAGATGTTCGAGAAGTGGGGCGCCAAGATCTATGAAGTGTATGCCCCAGAGAGCAGCGAAAAGAACAAGCTATGGCGGGACTTGGTGGCAGGTGATGATACCTTGGCCAAGGAGCGCCTCAGCGAGCTGGCTAAGGGCTTTATTAGCGCGGTGCAGGCGTACCGAGCAGACATCAAGGACGACGAGCGTGTATTCAAGGGGGCTGTATATACCCCTAAGGGTGCGCTGGAGGTAGGCCTTGTAGATGAGATAATGAATTTGGAAACTTTAATAAACGAAATATGAAATACGTATTGTTATCGGCACTCTTGGGGAGTGCCTTAGAGGAAAAAAAGCCGCTCTTTGGAGGTGAGGCCTATGTAAGCCTTACCGCTTCGCAGCTGGCCAAGGTGGAGTCAGCCCTTGCAGAGAAGAAAGAAGCTGCGACTGCGGAGCAAGTGGCTGCCCTTGAGCAGGAGATTGCCACGCTGAAGGCTGAAAAAGAAAAAGTCGCCACAGAAGGAAAGGCGCTGAGTGAAGCCCTTGGAGAGGCGATGGCGCTGAATGACCTTAAGAGTAACGGGGACGCAATCGCTGACATTGCTACCCTTGGTAAGACTTGCAAGGAGTATGGGGAGAAACGCCCAGTACATACCCAGCCAAGTAATGACGGGCGCGAACAGCAGAGCGGGGACGAAGTAGTGCATATGGAAGATTTGCACAATCAGTTGTAAGAATTTAGAATAATAATTTAAAAGTAAGAATATGCCAGATTTTATAGACATAGACCAAATCAAAAATGAGTTGGTTCGTTATGGAAGGAAGAACCCTTTTGAGATACAAGCGGCGATTCTCTCAAAAGATATCCTGCTGAACCGATATGCTAAGACCTTATCAAAGGTCAAAGGAGAGTATAATATTCCTTATGTGCTAATGGATAATGTAGTGCAAGCCTTTTCGGATACTTGGACTCCATATGGTAAGGTTTCTTTTGGGAAGAAACTACTTAAAAACTTCCAACAAAAGATGAACTTCCCAATCAATCCTTACAAGGTATATAATAGCTGGGTAGAGGAGCTGTACGAAGAGGAGAAGAAACCCAATGAGATGCCTATCAGCAAGTACATTATGGGTTTGGTACAAGAAAAGATCATCTCAGACTTGAATGTGGTTTCGGTTATAGGGAAGTATGATCCTGCACAGGTGGGGAACACTACTCCAGACTACACCAAGACCATGGACGGGCTCAATGAGGTAGTCACCAGAGCGGTGGCGGACACAGAAAATCCCGTTTTCTTGATCCCCGTGGATTCCTCCGCTACTATAGTGGATAGGGTAACGAAGTTTGAAAAAGGGTTGCCTGACCAAGGGAAAGTAAGCACTATCTTCCTCTCCTTGGAAGAGTTCAACGACTATGTAGAGGCACGTGAGACCCCAGCCAACCAGTACATAGACTTCAAGGATCCACAGCGCGGGAAGACGAAGTTTGGCCGTACCATAGTGGGCGTGCCAGGACTGAAGAAAGGGCGAATCATAGCGTGGTACGATGGGAACTTCTTCCGCTTGTACGATCGCAAAGACAATCCAGCGCGCTTGGACGATGTGCAAGTGCAGGACTATGTAGTGAAGCTCTTCTCTCAGTGGCACTTGGGCTACGATTTTGCGGTGAATCAGTACCTATTCGTAGAGACTGCCGATGCCAGCAAGCACAGAGGATTGAACAATGATTCACAAAACAAGCTGTTCTATCCAAACCTATTTTTATAATTAAATAGATAATATATGGCAAAAGATAATAATGATAACAGAGAACTGACCCTTGAGGAGCGCGAGGCGCTCCTTGAGGATCGCTCTTCGGAGCTGAGCACCCGTGAAGCGGCTGTGGATCGCAAGGAATCAGAACTGAATGACATCGGTACGGAGCTGGAGGCACGAGAAAAAGCCCTTAACCAAAGAGAGCAAGCCCTTGACGAAAGGGAAAAAGCGCTTACAAAGTTAGAAGCTACTTTGGAGGCTGTGGGAGGCAAAAGGGTATTGCAGGTAGAGGAAAAGAGAGCGGGACATGCCTTTTCTTTTCGAGGAAAGCAGTACCAGTTTGCGGACGATGCGCCCTTGCAGATCTTATTCGGTGGAGAGCGCTACACTCAGGAAGAGTTGGCCGCAGATGAGGAAGCACTCGTGCAGCTCATAGGCGGGGGAAGCGCTCTTATTGTAAAGAGTGAAGAGTAAAAAACGAATAAACTTAAAAGATAAAAGAAATGGCTACAAATTGTTTTGATAATGCTCCTTTTGAGAGCTTGGACAGCTGTCCAAACGACGAGGTGAGCGGGGGTATCAGTACGCGTGTGCTGTATGCGCCTACGGCCTTCCTCGACAAATGTGTGCTCCCTCCTAATACGGGGGAGCTGGGCAAGGCTAACACCATAGAGGAAGGAAATCTAACCCTTGTCACTGGGAAGACATGGAAGGGGATAGACCTACAGATCAACGAGAACGAACTAAAGATGAGCCTTGTGGGCAACGCGGGGAACAAGAAGGCAAAGACAGACCTTGAGGCTAAGATTCCGCGCTTTTCGGACAAGGTGCTCGACTTTATCGGGCGTTACAAAAACGTGCCTATGACCTTTATTGTGCCTGATGCTGTAGGTACTTTGTGGGTAGTGGGAACAAAGATTAACCCTGCCTTTATGGATTCTGCTGATGCTACTACAGGCAAGAAAGCTGAAGACGATTCAGGGGTAACACTGAAGATCACCACCAACTCCAAGTTGTACAAGTATGCAGGAAGCATTGCTGAGGCATAATGATTAATGATTAACGATTAATGCTCAATGATTAATGGCAAAGGATCAAGTAAATAAGAACATGGCGACTACTTCCCCCTTAGAACAGGGGGAGGTTAAGCGCCTAAAGCCTAATCTGGAAGAGTGCTTCGAGGTGCTGCTCCCTGGAGGGCGTGTATACTACACTGGGGAGAAGGAAGTACAAGCAGGGTTACAGATCATAGACCTCTCGCGGGTGCCGTACAATGCCTTGGTACTATACATCACGGGGTTTAAGTACTTGGCACTGAAAGAGGGTGCTGTAGCGCTCTTCTCGGAGCTGGGCGCAGCGACCCTTGAGAAGCTAATCGCCCAGAAGCGGGAGCACTACCCTAAGGATGTGCCGTACTTGGAGCGGGCGCTGCAAATGAAAAGAGGAGTGACCACTGACCACTGATAACTGACATTATGGATTATAAAGCTCAATATAGGGAATTGGTTAATGAGTTGGAACGCCTTGGAGGAGATCTTCGAGGCGTTCCTCGCTACTATTCCTTAGAAGCAGAGGCAAAGGTAAGGCGACTTATCAAAGAGCGATCCGCCCAGCCCACTTGTGCGCCTGAGTCACAATCCACCTCCTCAAGTGGAGTGACTCCACAGAGCGGAGAGCCCCCACAAAAAAGCGGGGAGCCAGCAAAAAAGGCGGATTTTATTGCCGATTATCCTGTGGCACTGCATGGGGTGTATAGGGCTAAGCAAGAGGCGTGGCTCCGTGCCTGTTCGCTGAAACTTACACTGAATGCCGTACCTATGGAGGACGAAGGCAAAGCATGCGAGATACAGCGGCAGCTATGGCAGCTCTTCGAGACGATGGACAATTGTGATGTGATGCTGCAATATTGGCGTGATCATAAGAAGATCCTTGAGCCAGTACAAGAGGATTACAGCCGCCTTACCCCTATGGAGCTGGTGCAACGCCGCAATACATTGCGTAGTAATATAGTATCACGAGAAAAGAGCTTGGCCAAGTGGGAAGAACAAGCAAAGAGTGAAGAGGGCATGACTGTGAGGAGCTTATGGGTGCTCAATGAGAAGATCGCCAGAAAGCGCGAGGAAGTGGAACAAATGAAACTACAAGTGAAGGAAATAGAGAAGTTAATGACTAATGACTAATTTTCAAAAGTTGTCCTTTAGCTGCAGGATGGAGTGCAGTACCTTTGTCTCATTATTTAAAACCATTCCCTATGATAAACGTAATGAATACCACTACCTCTCTTGCCTCATGTGCTGAAGTGCACATAGGAAAAAATGTAGACAAAGCCAAGACCAACGAGAAAGCACAAGGATACCCGCTGATCGTAGGGGCTTCGGATATACAGAAAGGGCGTATCGCCTGTAAGCGGTATGTGGAGGCAGAAAAAGTAAAAAACCCTGTATTTGCCCAAAGGGGCGACATAATCCTCAGTGTAGTGGGTACTCTGGGCAAAATGGGGGTGATGACCATAGAGAAAGCGGTCTTATCCGCTCATGTGGTGGCGATTCGCCCGAAAGAGGGGGTTAGTATGCCTTACCTTGCGGGGATCTTGGGGCGTATGGTATTGGACATTCCTATTCCTGATGAGTTTGCCACAGGCTTTTCCAAGAAATTGGATATAGAAGCCCTCAAGCGGCTACGCTTCACCTTGCCGAACCTTATCGTACAGGAATACCTACTGGCGCAAATGGCTTCTATTTGTTCGCTAACGATGGCTTTATACGCTGACAAAGAGGCTTTGCAGGATACGGATAAGCTCATAGACTACCTAGCGGAGCAGCATTCCAACACCCGAGAGCGTTATCGTGAGCTTATAGGCTCGCTGGGGCAACTGGTTTCGGCGATTTCCACATGGAAATCGGATGAAGTGACGGACTACTTTAAAGAACACTTTTCAGGTATTTTAGAACGCGTAAAAAAGATATAATGAAAATAGAGAAAGACATCATTTCTATTTTGGCACAATGCCAAGTGGAAGGGAATACCCTTCGGATCACACAGCAGCTGGATCGCAAGATGTATGCCCAGCTGAACAAAGTACTTACAGCCCTTGGCGGAAAGTGGAAAGCAGCGAAGAAAGTGCATGAATTTGCCGAGGATGTGGAGGCGCTCCTCGAAGAGGTTATCACCACGGGGGAGTATAGCTGTATCAAGAAAGATTTTCAGTTCTTCCCTACGCCGCCCGCTTTGGCAGCTGAGGTGGTTGCCATGGCTGGCATTCGCCCTGGTGAGCAATGCTTAGAACCCAGCGCAGGTACGGGCAACATAGCGGCGCTTATGCCTGATTGTGACTGTATCGAGCTCAACGAGAAGAACCGCAAGACTCTTCAGGAGAAAGGGCTCAGGATCGTAGCGGAGGACTTTATGAGTTTCGAGCCTCAGAAGGAGTATGATGTAATCGTGATGAATCCGCCCTTTAGCAAGGGGCAGGACGTTGCCCACATCACCAAGGCTATAGGAATAGCCAAGCGCTGTGTGATTGCCATATCCTCTGCCTCGGTACTTTTCAGAACGGACAGCCGCACTCAGGCTTTTAGGGAGTTGGTGGCACAATATGGGGGCAGCATAGAGGAACTCCCCGCCGAGAGTTTCAAGGAAAGTGGCACCATGGTCAATACAGCACTGATTAAAGTGTTTAAGCAGTAGCACGGGGAAAATTTCCAAAATTGTCCCACGCTTTGCCCCACATGTATTGTCTGTTTAGACAATACACCTATGAAAACACTTGTAACCACTCATCATTTAGCTACTTAAAAAATATTTATTTTTTTTAAACAAAAATATTTGGTAGTTTCAAAAAATGTTGTACCTTTGCAACGATTTCACAAGAGCAACACTTGTTTAAAGTTGCAAAATACCATTATAAACCTATATCCGTGGAGGTGTCGTATAGCCGTAATGCTATACATCAAAAGCGTAAGCTCTTGTGAAATCAGCACCCACCCACGGATTTTTATATTTATATATTATGATTTCACAAGTAGAAACCACAGAGACAATGCTTCCGACTGCGGAGGCGTTGTATCCCAAAAAACCACAGGCGCCCCGCTCCAAAGGGTTATTGGAAGACCTCTACGAGGAGGTAGCCAAGGAGTATTTTCAAGAAATTCTTCAGGAAGCTCGCGGAGAATGTGTGATCAAGGTAGGTTCCAAGAAGAACAGCTATACCGGAAAGATTACCGATGAATGGCGTATCTGTGCGCTCCATCAGGAGGGCAAGGGAAAAACTTTTGCCACAGCTGTACTCTCGCTCTATGGGGCTATCACTTATGCTAAAGTAAAGGAAGGAGGTGTGCTATGAAAGGAAACACACTACCACGCCCGCTGAATGAAGTACTCGGGAGAAAGCTCGCCTATTGGATCGCCGAGATAAATGGCAGGTTAGACCACGAGGATGATTTTCAGGAAAAACTCTTGCAGTTCCCTAAGCTATTGGAGGACTCAACTTTTTTTGACAAGGAAGAGGAAGCATTTATCAAAGATATGTTTCTGCACATGCTCTCGCTGACCTTTATCGTGCAGCGGCACAGGGAGGAAATAGAGTTATTCTACGAGGAATACAACAATTTAGGCTGTTAATAAGAAAGCGTATGGAAGATTACACAGAAGAGATTCGGGAACTGATAGGGAGGTATTACAGCCCTATAGCGACCACCGATAGCTGGGTATGTACTTATAAGAGTACCCTTGAGCTGCTGGCTATGGTAGTGGGGGTGATCCCCACTACCCCAGTAAGCGAACACGATATCTACGAGCTGATGAAAGAAATAGGTTTTGCCATAGAACTGGTGGAGCAGGAACAAGGAGAAGCCTTCTTGTGGAAGCTGTATAAGAAGAGTGAAAAGTAAAGCACCTGAAAAACTTTAACACAAATTCCTCGAAAAAAATGACAAAAATACTTGCACGATACAAAAATATATCGTACCTTTGTGGTGTCCTTGAAGGTCGGGGATGCTGACAGAGAAGACAGCGAGGTTCTTTGAAAACTAAAAAAAAAGAGATGCATCTAAAAATAGTCTTTAAATGCAAATCCTTTAAAATAGTTCTTGAATTTTCGTTTAGGAAAATCTCAATAAAGATTTTTTAGGCTTGGATTGGGGGTCGCCTCCCCCAATTCTCTCTCTTTTTTATTTGAGGGCAAAAGTAATACTAATTTTTTAAACTTGCAAACATTATGAAAGAAAAAAAACAACCGAGGTTTGAGGTAGAAATACCCCTTAAGTGGTGGCATTGGTTATCATTTGTTCTACTAATATTATTGTTATGGAAAATACTCAGATAAGAGCGCAAGTATTAGCGATTGTGGAGACCTTCGGCATGAAAGGAAAGGTAGTGGCTAAAGCAATGGGCGTTACTGAGAGCACTTACAACATGAAAAAAGTGCCTGCGGAGAATGGCCATAGCTTCAATGAGAAAAACCTTCAGGACTTGGTGGCCTATATCAAGCAAGAAGCCGAGAAGCTGACCCTTAATGATTAACAAAAAAATTAAAAGCAATGGAAACAAAAGTAACAGACATAGAAGCGCGTAAAAAACAACTAATTGAGGAGGAGATCAAGTACTGGATGTTTATCGGTGGGCTTGTGGTGATCATAGGCCTTGTGGTGGGTGCTGTGCTGTGGATAGCAGGCGTGGTGCGCTGGTGGGGTGCACTGCTGATCCTTGTAGCAACAGTGGCGTATTCCTACTATACCGATGTGATCGGCAAGCGTTCGGCGGATTGTATACGAGCCATACAGGACGAGGCAGGCTTTGACCGAATAAAACAGCGGGATCGGGTACGTGGTCGCTTGGGGCGTGTGGTGCTCTTTTTAGTCTATACAGGATTGTTTTCCTTTTGGTTCTTCTTACTTGGACATTATACAAATGCTGTTATGGGGTTGATCCTTTTTGTGACGTACTATGGGGTATGCTTCCTTATTGTAAGGTACTTGTGGCGACAGCTCTTATAATGACTAACGACTAGTGACAAATAAAACGTCCTTTCCTGAATGGGGAAGGACGTTTATTTTTGCGGTGGTCAGAAGTCAGAGGACAGAGGCTGACAACTGACCACTAATAACTAACACCTATAAAAAATGGCAAAGAGAGTAACGACGGATTTGGTCATCACGATCAATGGAAAGCAAGTATCGGACAGTTTCACGGGGATTTCCAAAGTGGTAAAGGATCTGGAAAAAGATCTAAAGAATCTTACTCCTGGCACGGAAGACTTTAACAATAAAGCAGCAGAGCTAAAGGAGGCTAAGGCACATTTGGAGCGTGTAAAAGGAGAGATACAACAGGCTACAGCGGCGCTTGATCAGGTGACAGGGAGTGCCGAGCGAGCAGGCTCCGCCCTTGAGGCAGCGGGGCGCAAGAGCGAGGGCTTTTGGTTTGGAGTGAAGCAGGTGGTTACGGGGAACCTGATCACAAGTTTTCTGGGGACGCTTGCGGGCACAGCTAAGGACTCAGTAGGCGAACTCTTGGAAATCTCCGATGCGATGACGGGGGTGGAGAAAACCTCAGGACTTGCCGCTGAGAAGGTACGCGAGCTGTGGAATGATTTTGACGAGCTGGACACCCGTACAGGGAAAAAGGAGCTGCTGGATATAGCCCAGATCGGAGGACGATTGGGGATTACAGACAAGGAGCAGCTCAGGGAATTTACCGAGGAGATAGATAAGATCTACGTTGCCCTGGGGGATTCCTTCCAAGGAGGTTTGGAAGCGGTTACCACCAAGGTAGGCAAGCTCAAGAACCTATTCGAAGAAACCAAAAATCAGAACTACGGGGAAGCACTGAACGCCATAGGATCGGCGCTGAACGAGCTGGGCGCCAATGGTACAGCCAGCGAAGAGAATATATCCGATTTTGCTACCCGTATAGGACAATTACCTGATGCGCTCAAGCCAACGATCGCGCAGACCTTGGGCTTAGGGGCGGCCTTTGAAGAGTCGGGGATAGACGCGGAGATTGCCTCCAGTGGATATTCGCGCTTTATGAGCGTAGCGGGTACCAATGTGGAAGCGTTTGCCAAGCAAATGCGGATGTCAGCAGAGGAAGCCAGGGCGCTCTTTGAGACCAAGCCCGAGGAGTTCTTCTTGCGATTCGCCCAAGCCATGAAGGGATTAGGCGCGGAGGGTACAGCGGAGGTACTCAAGGGCTTAAAGCTGAACACACTGGAAGTACAGAAAGCTATAGGGGCAGCAGGCGCCAATGCGGATCGCTTTCGGGAGATGATGAGCTTGGCCGGGGAGGCGATGGAGGAAGGTACCTCGATACAGGAGGAGTTCAACAAGGTCAATAACAACACCGCAGCCATCTGGGAGAAGATCAAGAAGGTATGGAAGGAAACTTTTACCAGTGATTGGGTACAAGAGAAGCTCTCCTATATTATCCAAGCACTGGGCTGGCTTACTGGGGTCACGAGCAAGGCAGGCGATGGGGTGAAGGTATTCAGGGAGCGTATTGTCTTTTTGTTGAAAACCTTAGGGGTCTGTATTACGGCTGTGGTGAGCTATAAGGCAGCAGTGAGCTTGGCCACAATAGCGACCAAAGAAGCGTGGCAGCAGTCACTGCTGTATAATGCAGCCCTAAAGGTCAAAACGGCGCTTATGCAAACGGGGAGGGCAGCGGCGCTGCTGTTTTCGGCAGTTATACAAACTATTTCCTTCAACTTTAAAAAGGCAGGAGAATCCATGCAGGCCTTTAATGCTATTACGAAAGCCAATCCTTGGGTATTGCTTGGGTCAGCGATTGTGACAGTGGTTACATATCTGGCGTTATTTAATAAAAAGCAGGAGGAAGCCAATAGGCAGGCTAAAATGTTTAAGGAAATCCAAGCGGATGTCTCCAGAGCGGTAGAGGATGAAAAGAGGAGCATCAGTACCCTTGTGGGGATTATCAATGATGAGACCAAGAGCAGGCGGGAGCGGGAGATAGCCATGAAGAAGCTACAAGAGATCGCCCCAGAGTACTTTAAGACCTTGGATATAGACAAGCTCAAGACAGACGAAGGGCGAAAGGCAATAGACCAATATGTGGCTTCGCTGAAAACCAAGCGGGAGCTGGAGCGTATTCAGTCCAAAATCAAAGAGAAAGAAGACAGCTTCGACGAGGCAAAAAAGAAGCATGTCAAAGAATACAAATCCAAGTGGAATCCTGTTACTTGGGGGAGCAATCTGGATAACTTTGCAGATACTTATGAGGAAGAGCTCACTAAACAGATGAAGCCTTATATGGATAGGTATGCCAAGAAGCAAATTTCGGAAGAGGAGCTTAAAAGTATCTATACACAAAATGAGCGCTACCTAAAGGCTTTCTACAAAGACAAGACGGAGAAACTTAAGGAACTGAAAGACGATATTACAGCCCTTGAAAAGGCAGAAAAGGAACTTGTGGAAGCGCAAATCAAGCAGGATGCTCAAACAGCTACCCCTACTACCACAGAGAGCAGTGGAGCAGAGAGCACAGGAGAGGGCAAGAGCAAGGCAGCCAAGGCAAAAGACTATACCCAAGAGTATGAGGCGGCCAAGCGTGCCCGCTTACAAGCAGAGCAGGAGCTACAGAAGGAGATTGCGCAAGGGCTGGAGGAAAGCCTTGATAAGCAGTTGGCCACCACAGAGCAGAAATACAATGAGAAGAAGTTCAAGCTACAACAAGAGAACGCCACTCTGGAACAGGAAATCAGCACCCTTGCGGCGGAAAAGAGCAACGATCCTAATCGGGAGAAAGCCATCGCAGAGAAGCGCCAACTCATGGAGCTCAACAAACAAATAGAGGTAGCCTATGAGCATCAGAAGGAGCAGGAACTACTGCAAGTCAGGGAGAAATACCACGCCAAGGAAGCTGAGCGCAGGGTCAAGGAACGAAACCGAGAAATAGAAGTCCTTCGACGCCAGAAATCCGAGGAAATCATAGAGATACAGAGCTTGGAGGAAGCCAAGAAGCAACTAAGAGAAAACCTATCAGCGGGGGAACTCTCACAGATTAAGACACTTGAGGACGCTAAAAAAGCCCTAAGAGCACAATCCGAGAAAGAGCTGTTGGCACTGAGCCTGAAAAACTTTGAGGAGCAGAAACAGATCCTTATGGGCTACCTATCCACCCTTACAGGGGAAGCCAAGGAGAAACTGGTCGAGGACATCACCCAGATAGAGGACAAGATACTCCAAATCAAAGAGAAGCTGGACAACATCAAGAATAACAAGGATACTCAAGAGAAGAATGCCGCAGACAAGGAGCTGGAGAAGGTGGATGTATTGGGATTCTCGGCCAAGGACTGGAAGGATACCTTTTCCAACCTTGATGAGATGAGCAACCGCTTTAAGGCTGTGGATATGGCTGTAGGAGCGATGAATAATGCATTTAACATGTTCTCCCAACTCCAACAGGGGCTCAACCAAAAGGAAATGGCTACCTTTACCAAGAATCAAGAACAGAAGAAAAAAGCCCTACTCAACCAGCTCAACCAAGGGTATATCTCGCAAGCACAATACCAAAAGGAGCTACAGCGCTTGGACGAGGAAGCCGATGCCAAGAAGAAAGAACTTAGTGTAAAGCAGTTCAAAGCCCAAAAGGCAATGAATATGATGAATATTATAGCCAATACGGCTGTAGGTATTATGAGAGCTTACGAACAAGGCCCTATCGTGGGGAGTGTCTTTGCTGCAATTATAGGGGCTTTAGGGGCTGTACAATTGGGGATTGTAGCCTCTCAGCAGGCGCCAAGCTATGCCAAGGGAGGATATACCAAGGGCTTAGGATTTAAGGACGAAAGCGGGCAGGAGGTGGCCGGAATCGTACACGGGGAAGAGTATGTGGTACCCCAGTGGCTCAAGAAAGACCCTGAAGTGGCGCAAGTGGTGGAATGGCTCGAAGCCAAGCGCTTGGGGCAGTCCCCTCAGGGCTATGAAGCAGGAGGCGAGGTGAAGAACACCAAGCAGGATGCCCCTACAAGTGAGAACAGCATCCCCTCTGTAGGAGTGCCTACAGGACTTACCGAGGTGCTCTCAAGGCTCAGCACTACCGTGGAGAAACTCCAAGGGGAAGGTATAGAAGCCTATATCGTAGCCGATGCTAAGGCAGGAAAGGAACTCCGACGAGCGATCAAGGAGTACGAAGCACTGCGAGAGCGAAACAAGAGATAGTGATTACTAAGGGTTTAAAAAAGTCCTTTCCTATATGGAAGGGGCTTTTTATTTTTGCCTTAGATAGAAATTAAAAGGTATTGATTCAATGGAAAAAATCTTTGTAACCTTGTGGATCCTCTTTGGTATCTACATCTTAGTCTTAGTAATGATTATGGCCGACCTATGGAGTGGCCTGCGCAAAGCCAAGAACAACGGAGAGATGCGCACCTCGTATGGCTACAAGCGTACGGTGGGGAAGCTCGCCCAGTACTACAATGTGCTAATCGCCCTCACGATAGTAGATAGTATGCAGATGAGTGCTGTGTGGTACTTTGAGCAATATTACGGGAATCAGCTGTGGTTCTTTCCCTTTATGACCCTTGGGGGTGCCTTTTTACTCTGCCTGATAGAGATAAAGAGTATCTATGAAAAGGCCGAGGATAAGGTACGCTTGGACAAAGCTGGACAAGTGATGGGCAAGATCATCCTTAACCGCGGGGATGTAGAGGAAATAGCTTCTTCCATCAAGGAATATCTCAATGAAAATGATAAAACACCCATAAAAAACGAATAACCATGCCAACACCTAAGTATAAAGTAAGACCTGACACAGGCGAATTGCAGGAATACCTCTTTGAGTACAACGGGATTTTAGCACTGAAAAACTTCGTAGCACGTGTGGACGGAGAGCGCCTAATCCTACACAGCGCGGAGGATATGAACTTCTCTATCTTGGACGCCTTGGTCAGTGAAGTAGAGATCAATGGAGTTGTATATGACAATGCCGATGCAGCCCAGCAGGCACTACAGCGCTTAACCTTCAATACCAACAGACCCGTGATCATGACCCAGCGCGAGCGAGAACTACTCTTGGGAGCGCTCCAAAGCGGCAACTATGTAGGTACAGCGGCGGATCTGAAATCACTCATTGACGGCAAGGTAGATAAGGAAGCAGGGAAAGGGCTATCCACGAATGACTTTACCAATGCCTACAAGCAGAAGCTGGACACCCTCGAAGATTACGATATAGAGCTGGACGAGAATACCACAGAGTTACGATTCAAGAAGGGAAGTAATGTAGTAAGGCGTATCTCCCTAATGTTCTTGGACGACGAGGGGACGAAGTTGGTGTACAACAAGCCTGAGAAAACCTTGGAGCTGAGAGACAAGCGCAATAACCTCCTTACCAGTATCCCCGTGAGCCACTTTGTCAGCAATATTCCTGATGGGATTGTAGTGCAGAATGGAAAGATTAAGCTCATGGCCGGAAATAATGTTATTTTCGAAAATGCTTTTTCCTACAATGACTTGGCAGATAAGCCCGATTTGAATTTTATCCCTACCTCTTGGAACAATAGAGGAGGAAAAGAAGTTATTAAGACGCAAATAGATGACTGGTTGCGTATCAATGAGAACGGCAGCCATCCCAACGGTACTTATTTCGGCGCGTATCGCATCCGTACAGATAAGGGAATACAGGTAGGAGAAGGTGGAAACAAATTCCATGTGAGTGATGAAGGAAATATTGACATTAAAAATAAAACGAAAATCGTTGTAAGAGATAATGGGAATATTGCCTTTGGAAACATGGATTTCAACGATTTGGTTTATGGAGAATTCAAAGGTATAAAGATTTGGGGACATGATAGTGATGATAAGGTAATTTTAGCTGGTGGTGGAGTTAAAAATATAAACGAGATAGCTCCTTCTTATAAGACTATTACAGACGCTCACAAATTCCTTGATAAGGATGGAGCTATTCACTTTGGATCAGGTAATAGTATAGTCAATGCCCCAAGTGCTCATTTTTATGAAATGGTGGGATTTACCCATAGCTCTAAGAATTGGGGATTTATCATTGCAAAAAACTTAGATGTCAATGATGGGAAACTATATGTAAAACAAGTTATTACTGGCAGCTATACAGGTTGGTTTGAATTGAATGGGAATAGTGAGAATATATCCGCCCGTACCTATATAGAGTGTAACCATAGTCTTAATGGCATTGTAATTTTTGTTGAGAAATCGGTAATCATTCAGCTTAAAGATTTAGTTTCTCTGGATTGTGTATCTTTTCGTAAGGTCTTCGCCGGCGGACAAGTAACCTTCACTTGCGATGGTAAGCATATCATCTACACGGGAGATACAGCCTTCAATGGGGGCGATGGTAGTACAGCAGTAGTAAGTATATGGAACAACAAGTGTTATATAGATATTCGTAATGTATGATAAAAATAATTAACAATCTCAAGGGTAGTGACAAGCTCCTGCATAGTAAGTATGGGAATATAATATTTATTGCCATCTTCTTTAGTTCTTTGATATTGTTTTCTGTAGGAAAGTCCTTACTTATAGCCGCTATTATGTTAGGTATTATAGGGCTGTGTAAAGAATTATATGATAAATACATAAAGAAAACATTTATAGATTGGTGGGATATAGTGGCGAGCTTCGTGCCTTATCCTATAATTAAATACATTAACAGATGAATGCGATACAATATTTTGATTGGGGGGGGATTAGTCAGCCTTCTATTGGGAGTGTAACATTGCTTGGAAAGGGAGATAGGAAAAATTTCATTGTAGAAGTGGGTGAATATCCTATAGGAAGTATAGATTTAACTAACAATCAAAGGAAATATTATGCTAATAGAAGCAATTTTATAGGATTAATATTAGATGGAAGGGTTAGAGAATATTTTTTAATTCTCCCTACTAATAATTATATATTACAAGGTCATCCTCCAAGAACATTTTTAGACACTAATCTAATTCATTTAGAATATGATAGGGAATTTTATAGAGACTATCAACTAACTGTGTATGAATCAGGATTACCTGTTTTATTTTTATGGATAAAAGACCCAGTGTCTTTTAAGCAAAACATTCAAACAAGTTCATTTAGGAAAGAAACACATTTTGTAGTGAATTTTCCAGGCAAAGGAGAATATTCTTTCGACATAATATACGATGGAAGTAAATAATATTTGATTATATGACACCAAAAGAATTTGTAAAAAAATACAAGCCCTTTGCTCTCGAAACAGAGCGCAAAACGGGGATTTCTCACCTCTTTATATTGGCTCAATCAGCCTTGGAGACAGGTTGGGGGAAGAGTGCACCTGGTAATATGATGTTTGGGGTGAAAGCCAAAGCGGGCACGCCTACTGAGAAACGGCAATTAGTAGTCACAAAAGAGGTGCTATCCTCTCCTAATGTATCTTTCCCTGAGATAATCAGGATCACCAAGCGAGAGGATGGCAAGTATCTGTACGAGGTTAAGGACTGGTTCCGCAAGTACGACAGCCCAGAGGAGAGTTTCACTGATCACGCCAACCTATTCATGAACAACAAGCGATATGCCAAGGCACTACTGGTAAGGAGTGACCCGTACAAGTTTGCCGAGGAAGTCGCAAAGGCAGGTTATGCCACCGAGCCTACGTATGCCGAAAGACTCAAGGGGGTGATAAGAACAATTGAAAAGAATGACCAATGAAAATTACCAATGAGAAAGAAATTGTATTTACTATTAGCTCTTATGGTGCTATTAGGGTGCAGGAGCAAGAAATCAAGCCGAACCGATCACAGAGAAGATCAGCAAATCGAAAGAAGGGAAGAAAAAGACAGCCTCTCTCAGGTAGAAAGTCATCAGCAAGTCGCTACTTTTGACCTCCAACATTCGCAATCTTACGAGCTCTCTCTCGAAAATGATAAGGACAGCATAGAGGTGCAACGAGAAAGACGCATAGTAAAGAGGCACGATGGGGAGATATCTCATATCGAGGTACTCAAGATCAAGGGGGGAAAAGCTACCCTAAGGGTAAAGCAGGAGCAAGCGCAGCAAGCAAGGCAGGTAGTCCATAGGGAACAGCGAAGAAGTGAAGGATATTTCTCTCAAAAGAAAAAAGAGGTACTTACTTCTCATACTATGGAGCGAGAAACACTTCGCCAGAGATGGGGGCTTGCATGGTGGGTAGAGGGCTTATTGTTGGTGGTGTTCTTATGGTTGGGCTATAGAATAGTAAGAAGATGGATAGGATAGAGTTTCATTGTGCAGGGAGTTACCCAGAGCTCAGCCCTTGGCAACGAGAAGAAATCTGCCTACGTATGGAGGACGATAGGCGTGACTTTCAGGAGCTATATCGGGAAATGGTGCTGATCCTGCTGATGGGGGATCCTTCAAGGAAAAACAAAAAGCGAGTACAGCGGCTGCTCTCGGAGATCTCTATTGAACAGCTCCTCCCCTTGGGAAAGTTCCTGCTCACCGATAGGGACTTGTTCTCCTTTCCTGAGATCTGGGATGGACTCACCACTCCCCTACCTCGATTGAGTAATTGTACCATTCGACAATTTTCCGTGGCGGACATGCTTTTTTACCAATACAGCAAGAAGCGCGAGGAATTGTATGCACGCCAGCTGGTGGCAAGTCTCTACTGCTGGGGCGCAAGTGAGTTTGACCCCTTGCTACTCCCTAAGATTGCAGAGGTAACCGATAGCATTTCTCCTGGCACGCGGGCCGCTATTGTTTTTGCCTATCGATGTACCAGGGAGTACATCATAGAGCGCTATCCTGCTGTGTTTCCTAAAGCCTCTTATAGGGAGGATACTCCTATATTCAGGAGACAGGGGGATTATACCCCCTTCTCCAAGGTAATAGCGGCCATGGCGATGGACAGCACCCAACCCTTGGGCAATTGGCATGAGTGCAGCGCAACACGGTTGTACGATTTTTTAGAAATATTGAACGAATCTATTCTCAGAAGTAAGCAAACATGAGAGATCTCTTTGTAACAGATACATTCGAACTGGACTTGAGCCGGATTTCCATCTCCTATCAGGAGGAAAATCCGCGGTTCAAGGATACTTTCTTTACTCAATTCTCCCTCCCTTTTGAGTTCTATATGAATGCAGATCTGCGGGTAAAGATGGGTAATTATACGGCTATCAATGCCCTGCGGCTAAAGAAGAAGCATGAGGGCTACCATGTGATGGATGGAAGAGCCAGAAAGGGGACTTTGGAAATTCTATCCATAGAAGGAGAGCTGGTACAGGCGCAAATAGAATCAGGTTTCGAGCAGCTGCCAAATTTTGAAAAGAAGCTATGTGACTTACCGCTGGCCAAGGTAGCTGTAGACAATATCTATGAGCATGCCAATGTAGTCTGTAGGAAGAGATACCCTGAGGTAGATTATAATTTTCCCCGTGTAGTTTATAACAAGGATACCAGCCAGAGTGGCTGGGAAGCATTCGAAGGATTCTTGAACCACACTCGTAATGGGGCTTTTATCAATAATAGCGAGGATTCTGGCAATAGGGTAGTCCGCAATATTATTCACCCTATGCCTTACCTACTCTATGTACTCAAGAAAGGATTTGCCGATGCGGGATATACCCTTGCTGGAGATATTCTCACCGATGAGGACTTCCTCCAGCAGGTGATATACTCGGGAAAGGAATATTACAAGACTTCAGAGCAGCAAGAGGTCAATATGACCCCGCAAAGGGATAGCCTTACCCAGCAGCGGGAAGTAAGCGGAGTAGTATTTGGAAAATACCAATCCGAGACTACCTTGGACAAGGTCGGAAAGTGGCGCTTGGTCTGTAACAATGCTCATATACTAACCCATGGAGAGCCATTTATCTATCGGGTGAAGCTGGATGGTGTGGTGATCCGCGAGGGGGCTATCAGTGAGCGCCAAAGTACCTTGAGCTTTACTCAGGTAATTGCCATCGAGACAGGGGGCGCCCATCAGCTCCGTTGTGAGTTCGAGGGGGCTTGGAATAGCCCCATTGAGCTATACCTGAATATCATTGCCCAGCATGACGCTCAGGGAAATGTGATTGAACAGGTGATTAACAACAATGAGGTAGACCTCAAGCGGGCTGTCCCTGATATTACCTTCGGAGACTTGGTCAAGACTATTAAGAACTGGAAGAATTACGATCTGGAGATTCAGGGGGACAAGATCTTTATGAATCGTATCCACACGGAGAATCGCCTACAGATGAAGGACTTTCGTCCCTTTGCCATCAAGGATCCTAAGAAGACACTCACTACCAAGGAATCTTACCTTATTAAGTTTCCAGATATGGACGAGGCTAAGTTCAACTATCCTGCGGTACTGATCGACGAAAATGGCATGCAACTCTCACAAGGGGAACAACAGGGGAGCACACAGGTAAATATTGAGGGCTACTGTCTGGCTAAGGTACTCTATAGGGGAGAGCATTCCTGTATTCCACGAAAGAACGGAGGTAATGTATTAGGGCTTATTTGGTATGATGGCTTGCGGTATGGCAACAAGAATGAGGGAGAGACCAGAGAGGAACTCCTGCCCCCAAAGGTGACCAAGTACTGGGAAGACTGGTACAAAATGCGCCTATCCTCCTATGAGCTCTCATGGAGCTTTATAGCCAATAAGAATCAGATACGGGAGTTTGCTCTAAGGGATACGCTGTATGTGTATGGCCAGCGATTTTTTATAAAGTCCATCACCAAGAACACCCTTAGCCGCGAATGTTACCAAGTAGAAATCACTCTAATCAATGTATAATGGAACGAGAAAAAGAAATAGGGAAAAAAGCTGCTATCTTGCTCAAGGGCAGTTTGCAAGGGGAAGTCTCTACCCGCTTTGGAGGTCATCTCTCAGGAGGGAAAGCGTCCCTACAGGCTGCTACCGCAGTAGCGCGCATGCGCTATTCCAAGCGGGCTGATGGCACTAAGCAGGCGTACCTCAAGGGAATTGCTATCAAGATGCCACGGCATGGATTTATCCAACATTATGGGATAGAAGCCTCCCGCGTAAGGGCTGGAGGCACCCGCACCCGTGAAAAACCCAAGCAAACGACCTACTTTTTTAGGGCTCACTTATATTCTAAAGGAATGAAGGAAAAACCTTTTATTGATGATGCAATAGAAGCCAGCGAGGCTGTCGCCTACTTGGCTGAGGAACTCCCTAAGCAGCGAGGAGAAGAACTCCTTATCTTTATCAAACAACAATTAGAAAAACAATAATATGGCACGTAAATATATAGGAAGATTTTATTCCGTATGGTATTCCTCTTTTGACACTAATGATAAAAAACCCTATTATGGATATCATGAAAGAGAACAAGAGATCATAGAGTGGAGCTTCTCTGAGAACCCTATCTACAAGACTTGGAAAACAGGAGAGCCTATCCCTAATAATGACCGAATGTCTGTTATATTTCCTGAACTCTTCCTCCTCCCTGAGTTCAAGGGATACTCAGGCAAAACAGAGTTATTTGTTCCTTGGGAAGAATACCTCAAGAAAAGAAAAGCAGAGGAAAAATACAAACCCAGCAAGAAAACCAATAAGACAGAAAAAAAATGGGTAAAAGGAAATGGAGTTTTAGATCATTGGGAATTTAAAGATGTACCTGTCTATGAGCCCCTAAGTGAAGATGAAATATACCAAGAATGGAAAAGATATGCGGAAGAGTGGGAAAAAGATAAATATATCTTTAGCATCTCTATTACCCCCAATGACTTCGTGGAGATATATGCCGGAAATCAGGACCTAAGAAATATAAAACCTTCTTACTTAGATCGTATTCTTTATGCAGGGACGATGCGGATCCGTGGGCGTGGATTAGAATATTTGCTACGGTATAAGAACTTCTCCCAACTTCCACAGGGAGAGACAAAGCTCACCCTTACCTTTACAGCTTATGCTGTTAATAATGGAAACAACATAGAGTTGGAGAAAAGGGAGGTGCCCATTACCCTAAAGCGAGAAGGTATCGGAGGAGGAAGCGGTAGTGGGGGAGGTTCTAAGGATACCTATACACCACCGGTGGTCAATATGACCCTGAACAACGCCACTCGGGAGCTCTTTGTCGAACCGATGGCCGAGACTGGAGAACTATTACAGGTAGCACACTTTATACGTAATATCAATAGTTTTTTGGTTCTACACCAAAAGTTGGGAGGGGTAGTGCATGATAGTGAGGGTGCCTCTCATTGGCAAAGGCCATATACTTTTGAAAATGATGGACTCTTCAAGGTAGAAGTAGATAACGATGATCTGTGGGCATGGGCTAAGTTCTCTCTATCGGAGAACTACAAGCGTACAGGGGTAGTTCAGGGCTTCGACTTTAGCCATGATCAAGTGATCGTCAAGGAAGATAACTGGCTTTTTCAGCGGGTATTCTCCATAAGACTGAATGTTATTAATGACCTTACTTCTTTTTCATTCGACAAAAAACATTATGAAGCGACTTTGTATCGTGAAAAAAGAGAAAGGTATGAAGGCTCTTTTCGTATCAACAATGCCAATAGGCTTACCTATACGATCACCCCTTCGGCGGGGTTGGAGATCGTGGAGGTGAAGCACAATGGAGAACCCTTTGTTTTGGTTAAGTTCCGCTCCAAGAGTGCTGAGACTTTCCCTCTGGGGCTTCAGGAGGAATATATTACAGTCAAGAGCAACAGGGACTCCACGCAGATTGTTACGGTAGACCTCACGATCAAGACTAATCTGGATTTCGAGCAGAAGGATATATACTTCTGTCTGGACAAGGATATCCTTACTATCGCACAGACAAATGAAAATTCGGAATTTGCTCGGGCTAAGTTGGTGATGAATTTCTCAGGATATGGCCGAAGGGTGACCACCACTCAGGAGTATGAGTATGTGTTCTTTAACAACATGGCCAAGATTGACCTTGGGGAAGAAATTCAGGATTTCTTCGAAAACTTGCCTGATCTGAAAAGGCTATATATCAATAACGAAAATACAGCGCTCCCTGTGGAGGTGATGAAAGCTACTGAGGTAAATGTTACTATTGTGGAAACCAACTTCAAGGGGGAGGAGTTCAAGACTCACAAGTTATCTTCCCTGCGATACCTCCCTGGTAGGACACCTCTCTCCTACCCTTACCTGACTAATGTAGGGTTACGCTCTACCTATACCGATTCGCTAATCTCGGTAAGTGCTCTTACTAAGGCTTTTAAAAGGAATGACCTTGGGAAAATCGCTTCTAATAGCGTTGATTCTTCTGGATTGGTGGACGATTACGGGGTGGCTAATCTTTGTTTCTATCGAAAGAATGCCAACCGATTTTTCGGAAAGAATACGATTATCAAGAAGAGCACACTCTCCTTGGAGCCTAAGCCTGAGCCTAATGGGGAGCCTATCACGGTACTTTTTCAAAATCAAAATCTTTGCCCTGATTGGTTCTCTTTTTCTGGAGAGAAAGAACTGCACATCAATTATGAGAATACCATCTCACAGCATGCCGAGAAGGACGAAGAGTTCAAGGCTTTGGTCAAGGAAAAGAGAACCTTCAAGCTCAACACAGGGTGGATATTCCCCGAGGAGGTGGAGCTGCTATGGGAGCTTATCAAGTCCCCTCAGTGCTTTATTAAGGCTAATGATACGGATTGGGTCAAGGTGATTCCTATCTCTCAGAAGCCTCTATCCTATGATAACACACGGAACCTACACAGCTATGTAGTGGAGTTCCAGAGAGCCAGTATCCAATAACTAAATGATGATAAGATGGAGTTAGTGAAATTCGACAAAGAGGGTACTTACCCTCGTATCTCAGCTTCGCATATTGATGAGAGCATAGAGCTTACCCCTGCCGAGCAGGAGATCAAGGCGCGACTTAGGCATATTCACGCCCTTAGGATGACTAATAAGTATTCCAAGTATCAGGCCATACAGATACACATGCGGGAAATGAAGGTGAGCCAAGCCACTGCCTATAGGGATTATAACTGGGCTATGCAGATCTTTGGGGAATTGGACAAAGTGGATGTACAGGCTGAGCGCATGATCTTAGCGGAGTGCTACTGGCAGCTCTACCTAAAGGCTCTCAAGAAGGGCGATCTGGAGCAGGAGCGTAAGGCGCTGGATTCGTATAAGTCGCTGTTCAACTTCGACAAGGAGGAAAAAGAGATTAACTTTGAGAAGATCTCCGCTCATGAGTACCATATCAAGATGAGCCGCAAGGGTATGCGCATGCTCAGAGAGGCTATCGGTACAGGCGTGGTCGATTTCAACGAACTACCCGCTGAGGAGATAGACTATGAAGAGAGTGAAGAGTAAAAAGTGAAAAGTGAAGAATGCTAATAAAACCAGTTAAAGAGATCTACCTAAACCCCATGCAGATGGCAGCCGTGGAAGCCAATAGGTACGGACGGGTGAAGAATATTTGTATCGAGGCGGGGCGTGGTACGGGCAAATCGACTATATTGGGGTGGTTTGTCAAGGAAGCCGTACGCCAAATGCCACGAGCGACGGGGGTGCTCGTGGGTGCTACTTTTGTGCAGATCAAAAGCCGTACCTTCCCCTCTACCAAGGAGGGGCTGGAGATGTTCGGCCTATACGAGGAGGTGGATTATGTAGTAGGCAGAAGCGGCAAGAGCTTAGGGTATAGAATGCCTTTCCAAGCACCCAACTCGTGGAGCAATGTGGTGCATTTCTCCAACGGCTTTATCCTTGTGCTGGTATCCTTGGACGATCCCAACTCAGGGCGCGGGCTTAACTCCTATATGGTCATAGGGGACGAGGCGGCGCTCTTGGAGCACGATCGTCTGTTTAACAACGTACTGACCACGAACCGGGCTAAGAAAGTAGAGTTTGACCGTGCTTCGCTGCTCAATGCTACGATATTTACTTCCTCCGTAGCGCTGACCAAGACGGGCGAGTGGTTCACCAATCGGGAAAAGCTGGCGCTGCAAAAACCACAAGAACATTGTTTTATCAAAGCCAACGCCTTGGTCAATAAGGAGAACCTCAAGCCCAATTGGATTCAGGAGATGTACGAGCAGCGGGTATCGGATATGCTCTTCAATGCGGAGATCATGAACATACGCCCACGTAAGGTGGCCGACGGATTCTATCCGCAGCTATTGGCTGATAAGCACTACTACAAGTACAAGTATGCCACGAATCTTTTAGATGATTTTACCCAGAGCTATACCCCAAGCTGTACCTATGACACGGACTTGATTAAGGGCGTTCCCTTGGAAATATCATTGGACTTCGGAGGGCGTATCAACTGTGCTGTGGTCGCCCAAGAGAGCACGCTCACCCATACGCTGAGTATCATTAAGGATTTCTTTGTCAAGAACCCGCAGAAGCTCTCAGACCTTATAAAGAAGATCATAGACTATTACGAGCCACACAAGGCTACCTGCAATAAGGTCTATCTATACCACGATCGCTCAGGGTTCAAAAGTGAAGCCAACAGCAAAACCACTCTGGCGCAGGATGTGGAGGACATGCTCCGTACAGCAGGCTGGCAGGTGTATAACAAGACACCCAACACGAACAATCCAAGCCATATCCTAAAGTTTCGACTCATTAACGAGATCTTAGAGGAGAGCAACAAAGTACTCCCATTCATCCGTATCAATGAGGACAACTGCCCCAACCTAATTGTATCCATGGAGAATGCAGGACTCAAGCAGAAAGAAGATTCCTTCGAGAAGGACAAAAGCTCGGAGCGCTCTACCTCCATTCCTCAGGAACATGCTACCCACCTGTCGGACTGCTTCGACTACCTTGTATGGTGGAAGTATGCTTATCTGATGGACAACGATCGCCACGATTCGTATATTATAAGTTCTGTTTAAAAGAGAAAAGCACACCTAATTAGGTGTGCT